CGTCTAATAGCAACAACGTAGCTGTTGGGCAAAGAACCCTTGAATCAAATACTGTCGATAACAACACGGCTATTGGTTATCAAGCTGCTCTAGCAAACACAACCGGCGCTAGCAACACTGCTCTCGGTTACAAGTCACTTTATTCAAACACCACTGCGAGTTACAACACTGCAGTCGGTTATGACGCTTTAGGTTCTACGACAACTGCGAGTTACAACACTGCAGTTGGTTATGAAGCTCTAAATTCTACGGCAACTGGCGCCAACGGCACGGCCTTTGGTTATCAAGCCTTAAAAAACACAACAACCTTCGCAAATACCGCCTTTGGCTCTCAGGCTGGCACTGCTACAGTCGGGGGTAATCACAATGTTTTTGCAGGTTTTTACTCAGGTCTTGTAAATACTTCTGGAAGCCAGAACGCATTTTTTGGAAGTCAATCTGGTTCCTCTAATACAGAAGGCGCTCAAAACACGTTTATAGGCAGAAACGCCGGAAATACAACCACGACAGGTACAAACAATGTCTGCTTGGGTTACGACGCTGAAGCAAGTTCTGCGACAGTTAACAATGAAATCACCTTAGGCAATAGCAGTGTTTCAACTTTACGTTGTAACACTCAGACCATCAGCAGCCTGTCTGATGCACGCGACAAAACTGACGTGCGAGAGCTGCCTGAAGGCTTGGCATTTATTGACAGCCTGAATCCTGTTAAGTTCCAATGGCAGACCCGTGATGGCAACGGCAAGGATGGAACGTATGAAGCTGGCTTTATTGCGCAAGAGCTGCAGTCTGCACAACAAAACGCTGACGCTGATTACTTAGGTTTGGTGATGGACGAAAACCCTGACCGGCTTGAGGCTTCATACGGAAAGCTTGTCCCGATGCTTGTCAAAGCTATTCAGGAGCTAAAGTCCGAAGTGGAACAGCTTAAAGCAAATGCCTGACACCTTGACTGCTGAAGAGATTGCGCAACACTATTCCGCTGCGATGGACAGTGTGAATCTGATTAATGCTCTGATGGCTCAAGACAGCCGTACTACTGAAGAGCAAGACACAGTAGATAGAAACGTTGACCATCTCGAAATTATGGTTAATAAGGATTTTTGGACAACAGAGGACCTGACTCCTCTAAACAACGCAATCACTGCTGGATCCTGATGCAACGCCCTGACCCGATGATTGCCTCTAAGCCGGGGGCATCTGATGTGCAAGCAATGGCTGCTAGGACCCTGTGGCTTGAGGAATTGTTCTTCCTTGATGGCCGCGACATGATCAGCCATCCGCAGCACGGTTTGTTCACTGGCTTGGCCCTTAAATATCAAAACTTGCAGTCAACTGACGGCTACTGATGGCCAAGTCACTTAACGGGCAAAATTTTGTCCCTAGCAAGCCGAAAAAGACACGTCAAGGGAATGGATCACATTCAAAACCGTCCCATGGACGAAAGAAGTATCGTGGCCAGGGTAAGTAATTCTGCTCCCCATGTTCAAAACTCTTCTTGTGAGTGGTGCCGTCGCTTCTGCGGCAGCTGTGCTGGCATCTCCTGCACAAGCCGAAGGTTTCTACCTAAATCCTGAGTTCAACGCTGGCTGGTCTGGCTCTGACTTCACCGGATCTGTCCTCGAAGGTCATGTGGGCTGGGAAAAGGGTGGCCTCTATCTTCAGGGAGGACCAGCCCTGGCTCAGCCGGATGGCGGTGATGCTGAGGTGGGCCTTTCAGGCAAGATGGGAATCGGCGCATCTGTATCTGAATCCTTCGATGTTTACGGCGAAGTTTCTGCCGCTAAGTTCGATGATGTGGATGCTGGCTACGGCCTGAAGGTGGGTGGCAAGTACAAGTTCTGAGCTATAACAAGCTCAGCTTCCTCACACGTTGCTGCAATGGGCTCCCGAAAGGGGGCCTTTTGTTTACCTACTGAACCATGCAAAAGGTCTACAACCTACTGGGCGTTCTCGGCTTTGTCATGAGTGGGACTTTGGTTGGATTGAGCATTGCTGCTTTTGCTCGCATCCCAGGGATGATCGACGACATGGCTGCCGAAATGATGGATGACATCACCGGCCAAGTGACTGAAATGGTGCCGGGTCAAGTTGAAAAGCTTATGCCTGAGATCCCTGAGCTACCTAAGGCAACTGGCCCTGCGATCACGTCACCATTTTAGTTTGAGCCTGCGGCTCTAGCTCAGGGGCGTCCCAGTGATCGAGCCACTCGCGCAGGGCTGTTCCTGTGGGTGTCGATTTAGGCCAGCGCACAAATTTGAGCAGCTTGGCCGGATCAGTAAACAGCTTTGAACTCTTGCCAGACCTGCAGACATAAACGAGCGGCGGGCCTTCTCTGTGTTTTGTAACTTCAATCCAAAGTTCGTTTCTTGCTGTAAACCGCTCTGACTTCATGGAGATCCCAGAGATTGTCGTCCCTGAGATTAACGCGGTTATAGATCTGCCCCAGGTGGCAATCCCGCAAGCGCCGCCGGTCACATTGGAAATCGGCGTGCCTGTGATTGACCTGCCGCATTTCAATCCAATGGACATGGAGCCTGAGGTGCAGCCACCAAAGATTGTTCCGCCAAAGCTAAAACCTGCTGATCCACCAGCTGCAGAAATACCGTCGATCAAGCTCCCCAAAAAAGAACAACCAGCAACAACAGCACCGACGCCAAAAGAACAACCACCTGTCGAACCAAAGCCACTGACTCAACGCATTATCGAAGCGGTCCCAACGATCCCGCAAGCGGTCAACACAGCCGGGACATCGGCCATAGCCGTCTCAGCAGCTCTCGCCACTCCACTGCTGCTTAAGGCGATCCGGCCGACAATTAAGAAGTTGGCAAAGAAACTTCAACAGGCAATCGGTAAAAAAGTCAAAGTTGAGAGTGTCAGGGAGCGGCGGAAGTTCCAAAGGTCGTTACGGAAATAGAATGGGTGTGGGGATTGGGGTGGTGTGCCCGTACATCGCGGCACACCTTTTCATAAGGGCTGCCCTTGGCAAAGCGGATGCCCTTCATCATCAGCTCCCCACAGTGCTTAAGCCTGCTGATCTCAAAGTCCAGTCTTTTGTTGGCCAGCAGCTGTTGTTGTAGTGCGAGTTGAACGTCAACGGCTTCTTTGCAGCGCCGCTGCAATCCTTGATCGAGCGGGATGGTGGCTTGGATTGACAGGCCAACATTCCAGTTGTGGTTGTCCTTTTGTCCTGTTCGCGTGTCTTTGAAGAAGAGCACGTCGCCTGGATTGTCTAAACGACCGTCATCATCCAAGTCAGAGAGGTCATAGACCGGATCTTTATAGCTGTACTCGTAAGGGAGGCCCCATGATTTGGTGCGGTTGAGATATGGCGTGACGGTTAGCGTTGGCCCTTGGCATTGAATGTTGCCGCCGTAGGTATTGGTGATGGCTGAGCCTTGAAGGATCTGCACAGCCTGATTGGACACCGACCCAGACGATGTGGCAGTTGGAGAAGCGGTTGCAGAGATTCCGCCAACATCCTGCGCGTTTACTGGAGCAGTGGCGATTATTCCGAGAATGAGGAAACCGTATCGGTAACGCTTGTGATTTCGGTGGTGCGCTGAATGGTTGTGACGTTCGACAAGCCTGGTCCCTTCAGGCTTTCGACGAACTGAAAGGCTTCTCCAGGTTTGACGATTGACCAGTTGGGTCGTTCTCCTAAAAAGGTCCATCCGTTGACCGTTGTGTTGGAGACAGGGTTAATTGCAGAGTCTGGGGCCACGTTCACCCCGCTGGCACTGTATTCAAAACCTGTTTGATAGTTCTCACTGACAATCGTTTCAGTGACCTTACTAGTTGTTTCTGTGTGCGAGGTCATGGTGCCCTGCTTGAAGTTAGGGATCACCGGAGCAGCATTTGCTGCTGAAGCAGATAACAACAGCAGCAGAAGCCAACGCATCAGTCGATGGTGATTTCAGTCACGAGCTGACCCACAGCCAGGGTATTAGCTCCACCACCAGTCACAGTCATGCCACCGTCAGATGAGATGGTGCCAGCCAAAGTGCCAAGCGTGCCAGCAGCTGTAGAGGTAAGGCTGCCAAAGTTTGCCGTTTCGCCAGTGGTCACAGCTGATGTTGGAACGGCATCAGCCTGGCGGTAGGTCTGGCTGAAGGAGAATGCATCACCTGGAACGTCCTGCGTTGCAGCGATGGTGCCAGGGGAGTAAACGCCGCTGGTGATCGTGCCAGCCGAGACGGTGTTGGCTGTGGTGCCGTCGGTCGTGTCGATATTTGTTCCTGAGATTGAAAAACTACTTCCCAACCTCTCTGCGGTTGTCACAGCGCCACCAACTTGCAGCTGAACCGACGACATGATTTTGTGCTGAAGATCAGCACGGGCAGGCAATCCAGCTGCCAATGTGATGCCCAATACCAAAAGTGTCCGGGTCATTTGATGCCAGCTTTGGAATCTTTGTTATCCACAATAGTGGGCTTCTTATTGCCATTTCCATTGCTCTTGCGCTCGATGCCAAACGAGGCCATTGCGCCAGTCAGCAAAGACGCTACGAACGTGTTGTCCATTTTCATCTGAGGAAAGATCCCTAGATAAGAAGCGGTCAAAAGCGCAGCACTCCACGCGAGCACCAAAGCCTTGACGACATCTGCCATCGAGATGCCTTCCTTTTCGTGATGATCGTCTGGAGTTTCTGCCATTGGGGAACAGAGCTACGCTTAAAGGGTAACTAGGCCAGGCCAATGCTTCTAATCCTCAAGCCTGTGTTGATGACCGCTTGGAAATCACGGGCGTTCAAAGAGTTGATTGTGGCGATGTTGGAAAAGATTGTCGCCAGAACTGACAACGACCTAGATGACCTTGCGGTCAGGCATGTGCGTGAAATGCTTCTGCCTGACACAAGGATTGACCACTGAGATGTGTCCGGCATCATCCAAGTGACCCTGCTGCTCATTGTCATGGGGCTCGCGTTGCTGCCGTTTTTCGAGTGGTACAAGCCAGACGTGCCGCACCGCATGGCTGCCATCAAACAGCTAGAGGAGGCGATGCCCCCTGAGTTGTTGTCAGAAGATGCTGAGTGGTTTCAGGCCTGGAAGGCCAGCGGCATCGACCAGGAGGTGTATTTGCCTCGCTACTTCAAGCAACTTGATTTGCCTGGCGGTGAGCGTAAGTGCTTTACAAGTGCGGCAGCTGCTGTGGCCGCGTACTACAAAAAAATCGCCACACAGGAAGAGTATGAGCGCATTAGGGCTCGATACGGCGACACCACCTCTGTTTTTGCTCACGTTGAGGCACTGACCAGCTTGGGCTTGCAGGTCCGCTTTGTTGACAATGCTGATGCTGAAGACGTGATGGAGGCTATCGACGCTGGCATCCCTGTGCTGGTCGGTTGGTTGCATCAAGGCAACATGCTGCGCGGTGAACCGCCTATGTGTTCCAACCTGACGTGCGGCCACTGGTCTGTCCTGCACGGTTACCAGTCGCGATATTCGTCAGACCCGAGTTGGCTTATGACGGACCCGGCTGGGCTACCTGACATTGAACGGGGCGGCCACAATCCTGCGCTGTCTGGCTATCGCGTCAGCGTGCGGCAGGCTGCATTTCATCAACGTTGGCAAGATCAAGGCCCCAAGAGCGGATGGGCGATTTTTGTTGAGCAGTAGCCCAATGGACATGCACAAAAACGCTGCTTACCATCTAGGGCAATGGATTCTGTAACAATCCGATGGGCTGGTCTGACTGGATGCAGGTGGTCCCCACAACGGAGGAAGCCTTTGAGCTTGAACGTAGCGTTAGAGAAGTCAGTAACTGCGATGACGAGGAAGCATTAAAGATGCTCTGCTCTGCCCTTGTGAGACAGAGCTGGCATCAATCAAAACTGCTCAGCCAAGCTGTTGGGCGCATCGGTGAACTAGACGCCAAGATCGCTTGCTGGGATTAGCCCTGCTTTCCTGTGATCCTTGACCTGTAGAGCCTGACGCAAGACTCAAAGTGCCATTTGGCCTGCCAATCGTGCTTGAAGTAGCGGACCATGCCGCAGTGGCTCACCTCCCACAAAAGCAACCCGTCTTTCTCGACTTGCTTCATAGATGGCCTCATAAAAAAGGAGCGCGGATGCGCTCCCCCCTCGTTCTTTCCCACGTTAGAAATCAATGCGAGGTTTGTCAGCTGTGCGGGGCTTGGCATCGCTCAAAGCCATCATCAAATAGTCGTTACCGGTTTTGCTTTGACGGGGCATCAGGTTGGCGCGTAGCTTGACGCACTCGTTCCCTTTGATGTCGTCACAGCGTTCTGCTGTTTTGGCCCATTCAAAGAGCTTGCGCAGCTCGTCCAAAGGCACGTCCATTTGTGCCCAGTAATGGCCGTCTTTCTTTTGGTCCTTGTTGAAGTTGGCCCAAATGTTGAAGGCGTCAGGTGCGAAATCAGGCATTACTTTCCGTTGAAGAATTTGGAGATGATGGTCATCAGTGCAGAGTTAATGATGCCGTTGTGACGTTGGTCGGCATAATGCTGCAGCTGTTGGGCTAGCTGTTTATCTAGCCGCACTTGGAAGTGCTGTGATCGGCGGTTGGCGTCTGCCTTGGCCTGTTGTTCACGTTTTTTGTCGTCGTCAGGCATTTGCTTGAATCCAGGCCTGGTGCTTGCGGCTGGTGATTGCGGGAGCAACCTTAGCGTCGTCACCTAACTTGAACGCAAAGCGGAACGACTTGCAGAAATCCTCACGCTTGCCAGGTGTCATCTCTTGAATGAGACCTATAAGCATTTGGCGCTCATCTTCTGACAGAGGTTGATCCTCAGCAGATACCTCTTTGACAGCAGGCGCTTTCTTGGCTTGTGGCTTTGCTGCAGGGTTGTCGTCTGCAAAATCGCCATCCATGTCCATGTCAGCTGTAAGGCCGAGCAGGGCTAATAAGGCGTAGCGTTTTAGGTAGGTGCAAGAACTACCGAAGTCGTGCAATACATTGCGGCCTTTGCCAACGATCATTGGCAATCGGCTCACAAGCTCTGCGCCACTTACGTGCAGCAGTTTTGTCACCAAGATCGGGTCAACGCCCTCACTTGGCTCAAACGTCTGCGAGATCACAAGGCCGTTCTTGATCAGATGCGGCGTGACAGTTGAGAGCACGGTCTCAAGATCGGCAAACTTGCCGTATTGCGCATTGGCTGTTTTGCCAATGGCCGGCACTGTCTTGTGAAAGGAGACAAGCGCCTCAATCAAGGGCTGTGACGGTGATAATGGCACCGAGAAAGTCATCGGTTGAGTACCTCTTAGCGGCGTAAATGGAACAGATTTGCGCATCAGACCTTAAAAGGACCATGCCGCACGCATCAGCAATCGCGTCACCACATGCCCGACATAGCTTGTCTAAATCGGGCGTTTTGACGTGATGCCTTGGCGCTGATGCTTTTAACTTTGTGGCGTTCTTGCCTGTGCCGTAGTGCGACAGGGGCCGTGGAAACACGAACTCACAACGCAGCGATACTGCAGCGTTAATGTCCCAGTCAGCTGGCTTCTCGCGATACGCAACGGATGCAATATCTGAGCGCCAGCTTCCTAAGGCTTGTTCGTTGTTTGCAACGACTCTGCTGCCAAAGGCTTTGACAGAGCCCTGCGGCACTGGTGTGCCAAGAACGCGGAACGTGAAACTAGCTGGGGAGCTGGGCATAAGCCTTGTCGATTGCAGAGTTCAGCAGGGCTTGAGCAAGCTTTGTTGAGCTGAGCCTGGGCTGCTCAAACTCAATAAACTCACCGGCAATGCTGACATTGGTCATGTTGCCTTTTGTGGCCTCTGAAAGCTTTGCAAGCTTGTCAGAACGTGACTGATCAAGGTGAATCGCGACTGATTTCATTTTTGAGGGCAAGGTAAAAAGCAAGCTCTAATTTTGTGAGCTTTGGGTTTTGTTCGTTGAGTGCTGCCTTGGCCCTGGCCTTGGCAGCCTTAACGGTGTCCTCAGGCCGGGTGTTCCAATAAATCCCACGGCCCATTTACTTCAGTTTTTCGCAGGCGGCTTGCCAGCCCTGCTCGCAGTGTTGACGCTGTTGCTTGTCGAGAGTGTCAGTGAGACTGATCCAAAAAGCACCGCCAAGCAGGACGCAAAAAATGGCAACAATGATGCCGTTGGTCTTGGGGCTGCGGTGTTCCGGGTCATAGAAACCAGGACTGCGGTCGTTGATGTGTTTCATGAGCGAACGAGAGAAAGGGCTCATGCGTAGCACTATGCCGTCACTGGTATGCCATGTCAACGCTTGCCCTTGCCTTTCTTCTTTTTCTTTGGCTTCTGTTGCACTCGCTGCACAGTCTCCAAATAACCGGGGGGCTCAGGCACGCCCCCCTTGCGCAGAATCTCGAACCAGTTCACGCAGATGCGAGACGCTCAAGCATCCCGCGATGCACGCCAAATTCAGGCTTGGATTTGCCATTAAATCGCTCAACAGGCTTGTAGCCCCA